ATCATCATCAAAGTATTGAATAGAGCCATCTATATCAATCTTAAATTCTATTTTATATACTCTATTAGTTTCCCAATTTCGTAAATCTAACTTTATATAATTACCATCAGCATCACAACTAACTTTAGAATATTCTCCGAATGGAATTATAATATCATTAGAATTAAAATCTTTAATTTGATAATATGTTGCTTCCGGTAAATATTTTTTTGTTTTATATGAAAATTGATTTGTAAAAGTTTTCAACGGATATAACTCCCTACCAAATACTCTAAGTTTAGGCTGTGTACCTAATTTATATTCTTTCTTAAAGTTAGTAATACCAACTTTAATATTCTCATCGATTAATGCGGATAATGAACCTGTATTAAATGTTTGGTCATCCCAACCTATTCTAATTTTTGGCTGATATATTGTATGGGTTTCTTTACTAAACAATTTAACAATACCATAATCTTTGGTATCCGTTTCTTTTATTGTTGGGTATTTAATTATAAATCCATCATTTGGAATAGAACCACTTACCCAGCTTTGAACTATTTGTTTAACATCCATATGGATATCAGCTGTACTATATGAAAACTCTTGTTGAGCCGTATATGCTGAGTACCAAACTCCACCTCTACCATCATATGAACCAGTTGAACCTGGAGCTAAATTAGGTAATATTCCATCGGTAGTAACATCACCCAACCAAAGCTTTTTACTATCACCTTCTCTATATCTCCAAGTAACACCAGCAGTTGATATCTCATCAAATCTAGTACCAATACCCATATCCCAACTACCGGATACTGCATGTGCATATAACGTATATTCTAATGGAATTTCTTCACTTTCGGTTTCTCTCATAACAAGAGTAACCTCATCTAATTTAACGTTACCATCTACAATTGATTGTGATAAATAAGACAAATCAAATCGTATTAATGTTCTTGAATAATCCCTAACACTACCATAATATACTTTACTAACTTCTAATACCTCGTCTAAACCAGTATTTTGATTTGGTTGTTGTAAATATATTGATGCATCTTTTGATGCTGTTATAAAATTATACATATTATTTTACCCTCCCTCTTATATCCGAATCCGGAAATTTAATTTCAAAAACCGAAGGGTCTAAAGATGGATATACAATCTTACCTTTAGTTGCCGCTGTTATATTATATGAATTTGGTGCATAATTGCCACCACATTTATTAGTTACTTCTAACATAGGTACGGATGATACCCCCTCTACATTAGATATTAATAATTCCACTTCACTCAAATTGATTGTTTGATTAAATGTCCAATTATCTATTGAAAAATATCTTTTTAATTCACTTATACAATTAGTTAATACTTCACTCTTATTATAGTTTTTATAAGCTGTTATTTCAAAATTCAAACCAATATTTATTACAAACCCATCAATTACATTAACACCATCTGTTAAAATCTTATATTCATTCAAATATGTTTTCAAATTTTCTTTAACAGCTCTATTAATAGGTGTAAGATTATTATTTGTATCATATCCAAGCAAATATAAGTTTATAGCAAATGGATTATTTTTTTCATTATCATTTGAAGTTTTTCCAACTAAAAAATTTCTTATTTCTTCTTGTACTGTTTGTTGAGTTGGTTCTTCACTATCAGGCTTATTTACAAATGACATAACCAAATCAGTAAATTCTTGCAAATTATTTGGAGATGCTAATATCGATGATGGTGAGTTATTATCTAACGTACCATCTGCGGTTGCATATGCTTTAGCAATACCACCATATTTGGATGGAAGTGATAAAACTCTTACTTGATAATCTTTTGCAGTTACGGCTCTATTTTGTGAACCAAAATTTGCTAATGCATTTTGTCTTATTTCTTCTATCGTTTCACCACCACGACCACCAGCGGCCGCTGCTTCATTATCAACTGCCAATGAACTCCTAACAGAATCAAATGCAGATAATTGAGATTGTGTAAATGTACCAGTATCATTATCTAATTCAAATCCTACTATTTTTATTAACGTTCCTTTTGGTACATTAGAAGTAACACCACCACCTACTAAATATTTTATTGTAATAGATGTATTTGCAGGAGATGTTCCGTATGTTTTTGTTTTTAAGAAATTAGTTGGGTCAAATGATTCCTCTAATCTACTAATTGAATTTGGTAATCCCAATCCAACATTTTTAAGATTTGGAATTAATTGTTCATCTGATGCAGTTGCATCCCCAGCACCAAATTGAATTGTAGTTGTACTATCCGAATTAACTTTTGTTACAAATCTTCTTGGAGTCTTTAATGTTTTTAGAATATATGGTACAGTTGTTTTGAATTGATATAAATCAGGATCATTAGCTTCTGTGTTTGGATTATCTATAAAAACCATTTCTTGTGCTAAATATGGAACTTCATACCACTTATTATTGTTAGAATCCCTAACATCAACAACTTGTATAACATTTGTATCTAATAACTCTATTGTTTGAAACGGAGTATATGTTCCAAATGTATATGTATTTTCAATCTGAATAGCTGATATTGCTTGTATATATTTTTTAACTAAATAAAATACAGGCTCTCCTGTAATAGAATCAGTTTGATATACCATTATCTCTCTATTTTCATTATCAGAAAAATCAACAACATCTGTTGTTCTAAATATTACATCAGGTACATTGGCTTCAACCGTCATTCCCTCTTTTATTCTTAAATAATATTTTTCATCAGGTTTATTATTAACACCACTTCCTATCGATGGTACTAATTGATATACTGATAAGTTTACTACTGCCGGCGCTGTTACTTTTGGTTTGTAACCCAAATATTGAGATAATGCCAATACATTTGCAGAATCTTCTGCATAAACCATCATAGATTCTTTTAATGTATCATCTACATAATAAGATAAAACATCACCAATATATGATGCCATTTCTATAAACATCATACCAGGTGATGTTTCGTTAAAATCACTATATGATTTTGGAAAATATGTTTTTGCAAATTCAATAAGATTATCACGGAAAGCAACAAAGTCTTTATTAAGATAATTTATATCCTTTCCTTTATTCTTAAAAATTTTATTTGTAGTTTGTATTGCCATTTTTATTTAGTATTATCCAGCCGAAACATTAAAAGTTACTGTATTCAATTCAGATGCTCCTGCTATTGAAAACGTAAGAGATACATTTACTGTATTTGCATCTTTTAGAGAATCACTTGCATCTATATCAATTTGTTCTATATTAACATAAGGTAACCACTTACCCATAGTACCAATAATAGCTTCTTCTATTTTGGTTTCTATTTCATCAGTTTCCGGCTCAAATAAAATCTCTTGAAGACCGCTTCCGAAATCAGGATGCATAAGCCTTTCACCTCTTTTAGTAAGTAACAAATTTTTTATATTAGAACTAAGTTGGTCTATTGTTGTAAACGATTGATTGAAAGCAGTATTAGTTATTTGAATTGGTAAAGTTATACCTATTGCATAGTCATTATACGTTTCCGTATCTTTTACCAATCTAGTACCTAATATAATTGCCATTATTTCTTAAATCTTTTTACAAGTTCTGAATAATCTCTGTTTAATGCTTTATCCAATTCAGGCACCCCAGTCTGAACACCTAATCCAGTTGGTTGAGGTCCTTTAGCCATTTCACCATAACCCATTTTTTCAGCCAATGCAGTTTTACCTACAATAGAACCCATATCACCTTGTCCAAAGTTCATTGTTCGAAACCCACCATCTCCTTGTGGGATTCCACCACGTGTTTCATTAAGGATTTGATTAATCATTGGGTTTTTACTGAATTGTTTTTGTGGTACTACTTTTGTAGATACAGATTCTTCAATAAGCTCATCATCTAACATAGCTTTAGCCATTGATAATCCAGTAGTTTTTGGTTTAGCAGGTTGTTTACCCTCTGCTAACATTTTTTTCATCTCAGCCTTCACACCTTCATTGATTAAAGCAGGTAATTGCTCTTTAAGTTCCTCTTTAATAAGAATTTGGATGGCTTTTAATAATTTGTCCGTATTCATACTTTATTATTTGTTATGTTTATAAATATTTGAATTAAGTATTTTTGGGATTTATTAAACTTTGGCTACATAGAACCCCCAATACTCCCAATGCCACATTTCATCAACACCACCACCATCAGCTAATCTTGCTGGGTTATACCATCCATATTTAGGTCCATTATTGGATAACCATCTATATAACGATGATTTTTCTCTACCTGCTTTATTAATAGCTGGGTTTCCACTTCCTCCTACTTGCCTATATAGTTCGGAAAAATCAATTGCAATTCCCCAACCATGTGGTGAACTACCAGGCTTTGCTATCGTTGAACCAGTTCCTAATGATTGCTGATGTGCTACACTTCTATACGCAGATGTCATTGTCCAAGTAACCCCTTCTGCTTTTGCTTGTTTTTTTAATTTGAAATATTGTATAGCTGCTTCTGGATGTAGTAAATATTTACCATTATATCTATAATTACCTCCATTTTCAACAGCAGTCATAGCTTCTATTGGAATGTACCCATTTGGATACTTACCATTAAATATTGGTGGAGCTGGTACTCTTGTTGCTCCTACATTTCCATATATTTTTGGTGGAGGTCCTTCTGCTATTGCTTGTGGGACTGTACCATCTGCACTTTGCTGTCCAAATATTACAGGACTTGGTTTTGGTTTGAATCTTGGCCTATCAAATGCACCGGGATCTGGCGCTGGTACTGGAGTCTCTGTATATTCGCTGAATTCAGCAACTACAGTTTGTTCGGATGCTGAAGCTATCGTTTGGTCAGCTGTAATAATTACATTATTTTCTTTTTCATGCTCCGTTACAGCGTTACCGTCTACAATTGGTGCATCATCACCATCTTCAATTTCTTGGTCATCAGCCGTTCCAGTTGGTTTCGCCGGGTCTACCTTATACCCTGTCCAATTTACAACACCAGGTGCTGGAGTACCTAATGGTGGGTATAATGACACCGTATTAACTATACCAACTACCGATGCTAAATGTGCATTTGCATATGATATAAAATCATCAACTATTAAAGATGTATTTTTTGTTGGAGATAGTTGTGACATACTTTTTTATTTTTGAAGTAATTTTTCATCAGGTAAAACATATCCACTAATTCTACTTGGATTTACTTGTTTCTTAAAACAACCACATCCATTTCTATTAAATCCACCTCCGCCAGTATTTCCTTCAATTGTTGTTATTTTACCATTTACAACTGCAGCAACAATACCTATATGGTGTGCAGGTGTTCCATATAATACAGCCGCTCCAACAGCTGGTACGGTTGACCACACTCCATTTTTCTTACCCCAAGTTACCCAATTTACACATCCAGCAGATCCTGGTGGCGTTTTTAATCCTGCGGATTTCCACCAAGCAGTTACTGCACCAGCACACCAATAGTATCCTTCACCACTTGCTTTAACTTTTGCTGGATTATCCAATCCAGCCAATTTCATCATAGCATCGATTCTACCATATTGACCTTCAGGCAATTCTCCATTAATACCATTAACTTTACCACCACCATAATTTTTACCAGCACCATTATTTGCTTTAGTACCAGTTTCCATAATACCAATATCTAATGTTGCAGCCTGTACAATTCTTTGGCCAATAGGACCTGATGTGAAACTTGGATTTGTATCGGTAAATTCAGAATCACTAGCATAGATTATTTTCTTTTCTACAAATCTTGGTTTTGGTGGGTCTGCGGGTGGAATTGGAGTTGATGTATATTCAGAAAATTCAATTTCCGTAGCTAATAATGAACTATATTCTGCAGCTGTCTCATCTCCGGCAGCAGCTGCTTCATCAGCTTTAACTTTTTCAGCTTGTTTAACTGCTATATCTTCAGCAGTCATTTTGAAATCAGCAGGTGGGGTTGGTGGTGATGGTATAAAAGGACTCCAAATGCCAGGATTTATTACAACATTACTTGTTACTGATATATTTTGTGTAGACCCTACTGCTGGTATTTTTGGTATTGGGTATTGATTTAATTGGGCCCCAGTCCAATATGCAATTACACCCGGACCCATAGCTCCAACTAAATCATATGGAGATGTGGATGATAATCCTTGTTGTAATGCTGATTTGAAAACTTCTCTCATAGCATCAACATTACCCTGTCTTAGACTTACACCATTAATAGTATCAGTTCCCCTTTTTATTGCAGCATCGTATTCATTTGCATATAAGTCTGCAATAGTATCTATATCAGGTATACCATCTGGATTATTTGCTACCCTTAAAATATTATCCTTAAAAGTTTGCCAAGACATTATGCTGTTGTATTTAATTCACTCAATATAGTTTTTAACTTAGATTTAATAGAATTAAAAGCTGGAACATTTTCTGGTCCTACTTTAGATGGTCCAGATGGTGTTAAATAATTCTGCTTTACAATTTCATCTATTAATTCTGTAAGTAAATCTACTAATTTATTACCTTTAACAATTGGTTCTAATTCTTTATTTCCTAAATTAATTTTTCCATTACCTGTATTTAGATTTATATTTCTATCATTAGTTGCTATGTTTGTATCAGCACCTACATTAACTTCAATACCCAATCTATTATCAATTGATAGAGCCCCATCGGAAATAAATCCATAATTCTTTTTTGAATAAAATATCATTTCGGCATTTCTAGCTGAAAGTATCAATCTACCAGAACTAAATAATAATTGGTCTCCTATTAATTTAGATGGATACTCTTTGAATGCAGTTGGCTTTGTTTGAAAATCCGAAGCATTTTTTTCATCTAATGTACCGGGAACAAATCCAAGTTGATATTCATTTGACATTAATGCAATAGTACTACCATCTTTATTAACATCTTCTTCTGTTACGGAGTTTATTTCATTTTTTTTAGATACTGCATTTTCTCCGTTTCTTATAAAAATAGTTGGTGCAAATACTTTTTTATCATTATTATATGCAGAAAATCGTATTGATTGACCAAATCTACTTTCAATAACTTCATCACCTTCATATAATTTTAATTTATGAATACCTTGTTGCTGTGTAAAATAACTTCCATATCCATCATATTTAGTTGAATTATCTTTGGTAGTTTTAGCCATACCAGTATTTTCAACTCTTGCATAACTATCTTTTTTATCTTCGGATGTTTGGTTGGTAGACGGTGAAAAATTATTCTTAATATATTCTCTGTCCGCATTTATATTAGGTCCAAGTTCCGTTCCAATCCTTTGATAAAATAATTGACCAGATTGACCAACTATAATTTCAACAACTTCATTTCTTACAGGTAATTTTTTGAAATTTTTATCGTATGGATGTGCAATTGGTAAAGTTTCTTCATCAGTTGTACGTCCTTTTGATGTGTATCTAAATTCAATAGCACCTATATACTCTGTGGTTATATTTTTATCGCTTTTTATTAATGGATGCTCCATATCCAATATTACAGAATATACAACACCAAGACTTGATTGGGAGCCGGCTACTTTTCCTATTTGCGATGATACTCCGGTAGATGTGGTTGAATTTTGAATTGGCATACTTATTTCATTTTTTGTTTTAACTCATCTAATTCAAATTCTAAATCATCAACTCTTTCAACCTCAGCCTTAGTATCTTCCAAATCTCTGAGTAATTGTTCTTTTTCAAATGGTGATAGGAATCCTTCTTGTCCCTCTGTCTTTTTATCAGCAGCAACAATTTTAGTTGCAATAGATGCCAACTTAACTAAATGGTCATCGTTTCTAATTGAGCTATCTATTAGGGAATTAATCAATGGACCTAAGTTACCCATATCGCTTGTGCTTTTAACCATCTTTTTCAATTCATTGATTAAATCACTTATCTTTGCTTTCTTTTGTACTTGATTATTATAGATATCCTCAAATAATCCATTTAGGGATTTACCTGGAAATAATTCGAAATCGTTTGACATATTAATATATTTACATTTTGTATGTATATAAATATGATTGTATTAAAATGTTGAAATTAAATTGGGATTACTTCAATTGTAATCTTTGGTTGAT